AAAAACTTAAAGTGTGTGTGCCTAAATTTAGAAAGTATGCATACTATGGTAGAATAGGACCAGGACCAAAACAAGAACCACAGAATACAAGTGGTAATGATAATGCAAACGGAAACGGCAACGGTAATGGTAATGGTGCTAACGGAAATGGTGGCAACGGTGCAAATGGTGGTAATGGGGGTAACGGTAGTTAATGGAAAGATTTATTATAAGAGAAGGTTTATATGACCCAGGTATTTTTAAGGCATTCTTTCTTGCAGGTGGTCCAGGTTCTGGTAAGAGTTATGTAACAAAAAGAATTACAGGTGGTCTTGGTTTAAAGAATGTTAATTCAGATAACGCCTTTGAAAACGCATTAAAAAAAGCAGGATTGTCTTTAGATATGCCACCTGAAGAACAATATTTTAGAGATAAAGTAAGAGCAAAATCAAAAGCAGTAACAGGAAGAAGTTTAGATTTGTATATACAAGGCAGATTAGGTTTAGTGATTGATAGTACCGCACGAGACGTATTAAAAATTTACACTGGATTAGCTGCATTGAAAAGATTAGGATATGACTGTCATATGATATTTGTAAATACAAGTTTAGATGTTGCGTTGGCAAGAAATGCTATGAGACCTAGAAAAGTGCCTATTGATATTGTAAAAAAACTCGACATAAGAAAAAAAGATAGACTTAAAAATGAAATTATAGATACTTTAATTAATGTCGAAAATCGTAGTTTCTCCACATTATCTTTCAACCAATGCAGGAATGAATATTCTTGAGCACGGTGGTAACGCTATTGAT